TTGTGTGACGTGACGGTGTAGCTGGTCATCGTGCGTAGACCTCCACGAGAAAACGGGCACCGATGAACTCGGTATCTGCAAAGGCTACCACGCCGTAGTCGACGGCTTGGCGAACCTGGCACGTCGTCGCTGCGCCGCCGAGGGTCGGGTCGGCCTCGACAGCTGCCGGCACGCTGTTCGCACCGCTGATGAGATCGTCGAGGGCGTCCTGGGCGAACTCCTCAGTCATGGATTGCACGGCGCAGACCAGCTCGAAGTTGAACACGGTGAGCGAGCCGCCGCTGCCGATCATGCTGTCGTGGTAGGTGGCGACGGGCCGGCCAGGAACGACCACAGCCGCCGGCGCAACAATCCGGTTCGGAACGGTGGCGTGCACGGTCAAGAACGTCGGCACAGTCTCAAGCTGCGCAGCGAGGCCGTCACGAATGGCGGTGTAGTCGGCCATCAGGCGGTCGCGAGCCGCTTGTATTGCTGGAGCAGGGCGGCGACGTCGGGGTCTTGGCGGCTGATGCGGGCGATGCCGTAGTCGGCGAAGCCGGTCATGATGCCGAGCGGGGACGCTTTGCGCTGGTACAGGCGTGCGGCGAGGATCAGTGCGGCCTGCTGCACTGCGTACGGCACAGCTGCGGCGTTCTGGTCGCCGTAGGCCGCTGTGACCTCGACGGCTGGCCGGCCGGAGAAGTACCGGGGCCAGTCGCCAGACACGTTCAGCAGCGACGTAAACGGCGGCTCGTTGAACGGCTGCACGACAAAGTCGGTTGTGATGGTGAGCGTCGTGTCGTAGGTGCCGTCGTTGTTCGTGTCGGTTTTGACGACCAGGCCGGTGAGGGTGTGGAACTGGTCGACGAGCAACACCTGCGGATCTTCGGCACGGTACACACGAGCCTCGGTGACCGTTTCAAACGTCGTGTTGCAGTACCCGTCGACCAGGTCTTGCGCAGCGTTGATCGCTGCTGTGAGCGGCGTGTCCTCGGACGTGGTGCCGCTCGGAATGCCGAGGTAGTCCTTGAGCACGCTGAGCGACGTGTACGCCATCGTTACGCCTTCTTGGCCTTCTTGGTGGCCTTCTTGGCCGGAGCCGGTGCGGGAGCCTTGACGGGCTTCTCAACACGGCTGGGGGCCTGCTTCTCCCAAAGCGCTTCGGACATGTTGAACTCCTCGAAGTAGGGGGTGTCGGCCGGGCCAGGACTGGTACTGACCCGGCCGACGATGTGGGGGACCTATCAGAAGGTCGGGGCCACGAGGCCGGTGCCGCTGATCTTCGAGATCGAGGCGGGGTACCGGCCGGGGATGAAGGTCGCGTACTGGTACGCAACCATCGTGACCGTCAGGTTGAGGCCTGCGGTCTGGTCCATGCGGACGAGGGCCGGCGCACCGGCGTCCTCGAACAGCAGCATGTCGGCACGCCGGACGATGTAGATCTCATCCTCGGTGCCGCCACCTGCGGTGGTGGTGATGTTCGCATCGGTCACGACGGGAAGGCCAGCGATCGACGCACCGGTGTTGCCGTAGCCGGCGACCGGTCCGACGCCCATGGCGTTCTGCGGGACGTTCTGCGAGGGCACCACCAGCGGGCGGTTGCTGGAGTCGACGCCTGCCTGCATGAAGGCGAGGCGGCGGGGGTGCATGACGATGAGGTCGGCACCGGCGTACCGGTTGCTGTTGACCTGCTGGATGCCGTCGACAATCTTGCTGTAGAGCTCGGCAGCGGTCGGCGACGCATCGGTGTAGGTGACCGAGTTGATGCCGGAGACGTTGGCGAGGCCCAGGAGCTGACCGGACGAGCCGGAGCCGTTGAGCAGCTGGTTGTCGAGGGTGGTCGCCATCGCGCCGAGCATGTCGGCCGCCACGAGGGCGTCGACGCCGGTGCCACGCTCGACGGCCTGACGTGACAACTGCTGACCAGCCGCGATGGTCCTGACATCTGCGACGAGGAGCGTGTCGTCGATGTCCGTCTCGGACACGGCATCGTTCTCAGCAGCTTGGACCGCCGCCGAGGATCCCGTGGTCACGCGCGAGATGGAAATCGTGAGCCCATCCTGCGGCAAGGGCAGCGAGGTGCACTGGTCAGCAAACGGCCGGCCCGCACGGGCGAGATCGGCGGCAAGCTGCGTCAGGTACTGCGGCACGACGAGGCCGGCGTAGTTCGCCGAGCTGCCGTCACGGTGCTCGACAGCCATCTCGTCACGGTGACGCTCAAGGCGGGCCTGAGCGTCGCGGTCGCCGTAGGTCTGCGCGTGGTACATGTCCGAGAAGAAGCTGTGGTTGCTGCGCTCGGAGTAGGTGATGGGCTCGCTGTGGACCTGGACGACGCCGGCGGCCGAACGGGCCTCGGGTTCATCGGTCGCAGCGACTTCGGCACGAAGCTTCGCCGCTTCAAGGTTCTGAACCTGGATGGCACGAAGCTCGGTGATGCGCTCGTCGAGGGCATCGGCTCGTTCCTTGAGGTCGGCGAGGTTCTTGTCCTCGGCCTCGTTCAGGTCACGGGATTCGTCGGCGGCACGGGTCAGGATGCCGTCAACGGTTTCGCTGAGTTCTGCTCGTTCTTCGACGAGCTGGTCAAGCAAACGCACGGTTGCGCCTTTCTTGGAGTGGGTGGTGGAGTGTCGGGTGCTGGCCGGGTGCCCGTAGCTGGCGGGCGGCGCTTCCAGCGGCGCAACGTGGGTTTCGGGTGAATCTATCACGCCGGTCGGCGTGCTTCGGTCATTGCTCTCGGTTTGGCGTCGTGCCCAGCGGGCTGCGCGCATGACGTCGCCGCTGATGTCGCCGCCCCAAAGCAGCCAGGCGACCTGTCCGGCCGTTGGTCGTTCGCTGTCGCCGGCCAGGTACGCACGAGCTCTCGGCGAATCGAGGTCGCCCTCGTGGCGTGCGAACCATGGCCCCATGAGCCGGGCCTTCTGGTCGCTGACGGTGCCCTCGGCCATTCTGCGAGCTGCTCGCACGGTTGCGGGCTGGAGGCCGTCACCGGCGAACTCAAGCAGCCTCAGGCCACGTTGAGCGTTGCGGCGAACGTAGGCGGGTGCCTCGGGCATCAGTCTGTCTGGTAGAGAATGCTGACGGTTTGGTCGGCGTTGCCGGACACGGCCCACAGTTCTTCGTTGGCCGGGATGAAGATTTCGAACAGCGTGTTTTTGGGCACTTCGAGGCCGTTGCTGGTCGTGACGTCCGAGCCGCCGAGGTAGATCGGGTGGCTGCTGTCGTCGTGAAAGTAAACGTGCCGGTTTGTGTTTTCGTCGTCGAGGATGCGTGCGGCGGTAAGGCCGACGGTGAGCTGCTCGGACTTCATCGTCATGCGAACGCTCCACGCCAGCGTGCGAGCCTCGGTGCGATCTCGGGGTCATCGGCGTCAAACTGGCGTACGGCCAGTACGCGTGCGCCGTCATATGCCGGTGAAGCGACGAATCCGACGTGGTCCATGCGGGCCTCGACTCGGACGACGTGCTGCCCGGTTGAGCGTGTCTCGGTGCGGGAGCGCACGGGGATAAAGCCGACCGAAAGGCCGGTGACCATGCCGTCGTCGGCGAGGCTGAGCACTTCGGCTGCTCGTTCGGTGCGGGCCATGCGAAAGTCAGCGACGAGGCCGTCGGCGGTGTTTTCCCAGTTGACCGACGTGCCGACGGGCAGCGTGGAGCGTGACTCGTGCTGCTGGTAGAGCGGGATGCGGTCGCCACGTTCCTGAAGCGTTTTGGTGAATGCGCCACGCTCGAAGCTCTCGGTGAGGCCGTTTGGCATGCGGTATTCGCCGTCCCAGGGCACGACGATGCCGACCAGGTGACGGAATCCGTCGTCGTCGGTGCGTGTCTCGATGCCGTCGAACGTGACGGTGCGTGTCTCGATCTCGGTCACGTCAAACCCTCCAAAGCTCGGACCTCGTCGATGGTGAGGAAGCCGGCCCGCAGGCCAGTCTCATAGGCGTCGTATCGTGTTTGTGTGTCTGCTCGCAGCACAGCGTCGAAGTTGAACACGGCCCGCTGACCTCGGGGCAGCAGCGTCGACAGTGCCTCCTCGATCTTGATTGCCAGCGGCCGCAGCGTGAACCGTACGAAGAACTGCGAGTCCTGCTGCACGTTGCTGTACGTCTTCGAGTCCTGCGAGGGCACGCCGACGAGGTGCGGAGGGACACCGAACAGGGTGCACATTTGTTCGGCGTTGTACCGGCGGCTGTCGAGCAGCTCCATGTCGACCGATGAGAACTCCAGCGGCTGGTACTTGACGCCGCCAGACAGCACGGCCGGGCCTCGTTGCCGGCCGCCGTTGCCAGCG